TACATCGGCTAGATCATTCTTTACAATAGGTGTTGACTGGGATAAGTATGGTGCCGGCACAAATATTGTTGTAGTTGAAGCTTGTAACGACACTTATGAGGATGAAAGATTCAGGGGAAGGACTAGAGTCTGCTACAGAGAAGAAATACCTCGTTCTGAATATACTCTAACCAAAGCCGTCGATAGAATTATGGAGCTTAATAAAATATTCCAGCCAAAACACATTTATGTTGACAGAGGCTTTGGAGAAGTTCAAGTAGAGCTATTGCATAAAGCTGGAGTAGAAAACCCTCAAACAAAACTAAGAGAAAGAGTAAAGGGTGTTTCTTTTGCTGAAACCATAGAAGTAAAAGATCCTTATACTCAGCTTCCAGTCAAAAAAGAAATGAAACCATTTATGGTTGACAACTTGAGGCAATATTTAGAAAAAGAAAAAATTCTTTTCTCAGAATCAGATGAAGAACTTTATTTGCAATTAATATCTTATATTGTTGTAAGAACTACCCAAACTGGAAGACCGGTTTTTGAAGCAGGTGGATCAGCAATGGATCATGCACACGACGCCTTGATGTTGGCTCTTTTAGCTATTACCCAAAATTATGGGGAACTAATGAGATCAAACTATACGACAAAAACTCAATCATTCTCAAATACATTTTATATGCCAAAACCATCTTCGTCAGAAGATGATGCTCCTGAACCAAAACATACGCCATCTGTTGGTAGGGCCGATGCATTAATGGCCTCTAGAGTTGGAAGAATGGCTGGCAAACCAAAACTAAAAAGAAAAATATTTTAGGTTAATTTATGTCAATAAATAATATACAACAAAACGTAAATGGTTCAAATAATTTTTATTCAGCAGAAAAAGCTGATGTATCTTTCTTTGAACAAAAATCACCACAAAAACAAATAGATCAAAATCCAACTAGGATTGTTCCTGGTAAATTTGAGCATGCCCTCAGACCAGATTACTTTATTCCTCTAGAAGGATGTAAAACCCAAATAATACAAACTTATAATTTTTTAAATAAAACTAAATCAACTTTAGAAAAATTATTATCAAATGTTTATATAAATCCATCTATAAACATTGCTTTAGAAGAGTCACATAGAAAATTATGGAAAGAATTATTAAAATATAATTCTACACAAAAAGCTGCACCAGATTACATTTCATTTAGTGAGTATAAGTATGCAGAAAGATCTATGTCGACCAGTGCAAGAAGAATGTTAGAAAATTATCATCAATCGATTTCTCAGTCATCATTTGCATATTTGTTTGATTTACGAAATCTATTGACGTTCATGCTTAACGAAGCCTCAAACATAAAAGATATTTTATTATTAAAGTTTGGAGATGATTACGAAGATGATTCACAGAAACAGATTGCATTACAGTTCGACTCATGGGCCAAAATGGCGTCACAACACACGCAGTACATTAGGCAGACAATCATATCGTCCCCAGACCAAATTCCAGCTTCCGAATTGGATAAAACAACAAAAAGGCAATCAGTTGAATTCCAAGCGTTTTTTTCAATTAAATTAAACGCATTACATGATGAAACTAAAAATGTTATAGAATCTCTAAAGAGAGACTATCTCGACAACTGTGACATCTTCTATCAAAGGTATTTATCTCAGTCTATTGATTTTAAGAATCAAATAGTCTCTTCAATGGAATTAGATTATTATACAACAGCAATGTCAAGAGAGCTTCCTGTAATGACACAAGAATTGCTTTCCGCAACAAACATCATTAATGCAAACTTTGGAATGATCTTGGCTGACATGATACAAAGAAATTATGTTATTAATTTTAATGTAGAGAAATTATTCTCTTTGGTAACAAGTAAGAGAAAATATTCAAACTACATATATCAACTATCATCTAAGGGTCAACCAAAGCCAGTAATAATTAAAACAGTTAAAGATGACAAGTATGCAAAGATTTTTGATTCAACACATCAAACATACAGAACAGAAAGTGACCTGGTTTCAAGCCACGCTAGCCTAGATGATTTAACAGAAGATCATCACCCCCAGTACTTACTTAGAGATGGAGGAATAATTAGTGGAGATATTTCTGTAGAAAACAATGCAAGAGTAGATGGGATTAAACTTTCAACACATTCTCATACTGGATCAGATGGTTCCGAAAGAATTAAATCTACAGACATCGATTATGCTTCAGTAAGACAAAGTGAAAACCTAATACCCCCTCAGCCATTGTCAGTGGGTATTGTTGAATACGTTACAGATATTCTAGATGGCGGAGTACCAACAGCAGATGCTATAATTGACATTGAAATTGACGACAATGCTTATGACGAAAACCACGACTACGTAATTGAGGTTATTCAAATTTAATTATGACTTGGTTTAGGTACTTGCCCACGACGGCTAATCCGTCTATATCTTTACAGGATACTAGTTATATATATCCTATCTTAAGAAGAAAAATAAATGTTCCAACTTTAAAACAAGATATAACAAAAGATAGTTGGTTGTTTGTAGATATATCAGATATATCAATAGATAAATTTATCAACTCTTCTTTACAGGAAGAAACAAAAATAAATTCATACTTGGTTGTTTACGAGTCCAAAGCAAGTGATGACTATAATTTTATTCCAGTTAAATCACATATCGTTGGCGATAGAATTTATTTTCAAACTGCAATTGATCATGAAAAAGATATAGAGATTGAAGATCAATATAGTCTTTATTATAAAACAGATAATATTAAAAAAATTAAAAAAGTAAATAATGGTGTTTATGAAGATTATATTTCATGTACAGAACAGCAAGCCGAGTTTATTACTGCAGCCTCTGAAATAGATGAAACGTCTTTTGACGTTAGTTCAAATACATCGGCATTTTATAATTTTTCTTATTTAAACATTGAAACAGATTGGGAAAATGGGATTACTAAAAATCCTGGATCAAAACTAATTGGAACTTTTACTGGTCCACTTTTTGAATTATTTTGCAACACTGGACCTGATTTAGGAAAGTTTAAATTAAGAATAATCTCATTATCTTCAGACGCAACACCAGAAGATATTGTTGAGGTTGATTGGCAAGAAATAGATTTATTTAGTGAAACCAAAAAACAAAATGTATTAGTATTCTCTAAAACCAATCTATATTATAAGGATTACATTTTTGAGATAAAAGCAGATTATGAAAAAAATCCTTTATCTAAAGATGGAAAGATAGAAGTTGATCACTATTCATATGCATTTAATCCATATGCGATAATAAATAAAGAAGAAGTTAGTCCATATTTATTTGGCAGAATAGTTTCTGGAGGAACAGTTTAATGGCTAAAGTTAGAAGAAAAATAGAAAATTTAAAGCCACGGAAAAAACTACATATTAACGGCTAGAGTAAAAGACGCAGATCTAAATGTAAACTCTGCACCATCTCAAGCAATTATATTTTCTGTTCCCGCAGATCAAACAATTCCAGACTACCCTTTAAACCTTGCTCTATTTTCATCATTTGAAAAAGTGATGTTTGTTTTTGATAATGTATCAGACAAAGATGCAAGATCATATGGTTATGAACTCTATGAATCTAATCAGGTTTCTGGATCATACCCAAACATTGTTCCAATAACAAATGCAACCATATATTCTTCTGGAACATCTGGGGCAAATGTATTCACAGTTGGAGTCGCAAACAGTACTGACTCTACAACAAGAAGATATTTTGGAAGAATAAGAACTATAGACTCTACTGGAAACCCAAGTGATTGGTCTCCAATAGTTCAAAGCGATCAAGAAAATCCTCTTATATCAAATCAATACATTTCAAGTTTAACAGCTGCAAAAATTACAGCTGGAACAATTGGGGCACATGAAATAGTTTTAACACAGGCAGGAGCTGCAACATCTTATTCTGCTCCAGCAAACACTGCAGTAATTAGGTCTTCAAATTATCAAGCTAATACAGCTGGATGGCTCATAAGAGGAGACGGCTTTGCAGAGTTTGATTCAACTGTAATTAGAGGTGGACTTAAAGCGGGATCAGTTTTCATTAATGCTAATAATAGATGGAAATCAGACATAAATGGAAACGTAATAGCTAACGCAGAATTTAAGTTGGGAACATCTACTAAGTATCTTGCTTATGATGGAGTTGATACGCTTACGTTTACTGGAAACTTACTTGCCGCAAATGGAACGTTCAGTGGAAATTTATCTGCAGCTGGAGGATCATTTACTGGTAACGTTTCAATTGGATCTGGATCTTCAATACTAAAAGCTGATACAAACGGATTGTATCTAGGTAACGCAACGTTTGCTAGTGCTCCATTTAGAGTTACTCCGCAAGGTGCGCTAACCTCAAATAATATAACCCTAACAGGTGGAACTTTAAATATAAATAATGTTTTTACAGTCCAATCAAATGGTTATACGCAATTTACATCAGGTAAGGTTGGAGGATTGGAAATATTTCCAGACGGAACACTACAAACAACTTTTGGTCAAGGCGTTTCGTATTTTGGTTGGCTTAACGTAATTGGGTCAAATAAATCTGGAATGGTTTCCATTGGCGAAATTGGCGGTGATCAAATCTATGGATACGTTGCTTATGATGCAATTGGGGTGGGCTTACTTGGCTCTGGTACTCATGTAACAAAATACGGAATTGTGTATGATGGCTATAGCGCAGGACCAGGACCTTTTGGTCACACCATAGCTTTTGACTGGGATGGTAGTGAATTACTGTATATGGTAGATAACGCATACTATAACTACCTGACTTATGGAGGATATTCAGATAGAAGAATAAAAAGAAATATTGATGAACCGCAAAGTAATTGGGTTGATAAAATTTTGAATCAAGTAAAAATCTGGGAATTCAACATGCTCAATCCATATACGAAAGACGAAGAATCAATGTCTCAGGAAAGAGAAATAGGTGTTATTGCTGATGAGTTTAAAGAGCTTTTTCCAAAGCTTGAAACTAGTCATAAATTAAAAGATCCAGACGGAAAAGATAAAGATCAACTAAGATCTGTTAATTATGAAGGACTGGTTCCAGCGCTAATTTTAACAGTTCAAAAATTAAATGAAAAAATAGAATCTCTTGAAGCAAGACTTGCAGCCCTAGAATAAATTTTGATTACGTCTTGTAATAAATGCGCATCAATGATAGAATGAAAGTGTGTCTAAAGTAGTTCATACAGAAACAGAAAAGCCAAAACAAATGGACAACATGCAAGGTCAAAATATCGATTCCAATTTAGACATCAATCTAATAATAGCAACCTTTCAAGAAAAGCTTAGTCAGATCATGACTGAGTTGATCATAAAAGAAGCTACAATAAAGCAATTAACAGCAATAATCGAAAGACAAAAAGGATACTAAGATGAGTGAAGATAATGCAGTAAAAACAGAATTTGTAGTTGAGATTAAAGTTAGTGACAAGAATCTTTCATATCGTTCAGACTTTTCTGAAGCTGAAACGATCTTTTGGCTTGAATCAGTTAAGGGTCTTATTATTAAGAATACCTTTGACAAAGCCGGCATCTCACAAAACTAAGTTATAAAAACTATTAAAATTAGTACTATTTTAATTAGTTTTTATAGGAGACAACAATGGCTTTAAAAGATTATATACCTTTTCGTCAAGTAGAAGGTTTTTCTGATTCTGATTTTGTGGCAAAGACCATAGAACCAGAAGATGTAAAGAGTATTTCAAAGGCAATGAAAGTTGCCGCCCTAGCTCTTGGTTACAGGGGTTCTACATACTGGTATAACACTAGAAGCACATTTGAGCCATCTCCATATGATTTTGAAAGAATAATGCAAGCTGTTGATACAGATTCATATGTTAAACAGGCTTTAAATAAATACAAGGAGCTCTTCTGGAAAGAAGGCTGGCAAATTGTTGGAGAAAATCCAGAAGCAGCTTCTTATTTATATCAAAGAATAGACTTTATGGAAATGGCAATGAAAAGACCATTTTCCGATTTCTTATTAGAGGTATCAGATCAGCTCTTTAAATATGGAAATGTTTTTATAGTTAAAGCACGCGCAGATATATCAGAATATTTTCCAACAAAATTAAATCCAATATCAGCAACTGAGCCAATCGTTGGTTATTATCTTATTCCTACTGAACAAGTAAGAATAATGAGAGACAAACATAATAGGCCAAAACTATATGAGCAAATGACTGATCCTCTAACATATTCTCCTGTAAATAAAAATCCAGTCTGGTCCGCCGATAGAGTAATACATATAAGCCTTGACAGAAAAACGGGCAGAGCTTTTGGCACACCGTTTCTTGCATCTGTTTTGGATGACGTTGTTGCTCTTAGACAAATCGAAGAAGATATTCAAAACTTAGTTCACAGAGAATTATTTCCATTATATAAATATAGAATTGGAACACCAGAGCAACCAGCAGAGCCAGATGAAATTGATAGAGCAGCTGCTGAAATAGAAAATTTAAGATCAGAAGGTGGATTAATTCTTCCGCACAGACATGATATAGAAATTGTTGGATCAGGAAAAGAGGCACTAGATGCCTCAGGCTATCTTGAGCACTTCAAGGAAAGAGTTGCAGTCGGCCTCGGTGTTTCACCACACCACCTTGGAATGATGATGAACGGTGGGAATAGATCCGTGACAGACAGACTTGACGTTGCTCTATATGATAAGATTAAACAATATCAGAAACAGTTCTCTGAAATGATTAGGCTTCACATTTTCAATGAATTATTATTTGAGGGTGGATTTGATCCAATAGTTAATCCAACTGAAGAAAACGTGTCTGACAGATGTTTCTTTAAGTTTAAAGAGATTGATGTTGATACACAGGTTAAAAAAGAAACACACATCATGCAAAAGTATGCTAATTCATTGATTAGCTTGGATGAAGCGAGAATAGAATTAGGTTTAGATCCTGAAGTTGATGAAGATAATTTATTTCCATCAGTACAAGGCAGAGTCCAAATTGATATAGCTCAAGCTCAAGCAAAGATAGCCGCTAAAGCTCAACCAGCTGGTGCCGTAGATGTTAAAAAAGATGGAGATAAACAAGCTTCTGCTCCAAAGGGGCAAAGAAATCTTCCTTCTAATAGAAAAGGAACTGGCAATGCGGTTAGACCAGCTAATCAAAATGGAAGAAATACTTCTCCAAATATTAGAAGATCTGACATGTCATGGTTAACAGCAATTGAAAATGCTCTAGAAAAAGACTATAATGTAGTGTATACTAATGAAAAGCAAGATCCAATTGAAAATTTAATTAAGGACGAAAATACAAATGAGTTTAATGATTAATTCTGAAATTTCAAAACAGTTTCTTTTAGAAGAGGATGCAATCGAAGGTTTTAGAAAAGCTGTTGCAAATAACCAAACACGACTTGCTTTACAAGTTCTTGTTGAAATAGTAGATGCTTTCATGGAAGGCTTTGAGGCATTGATGGGTGATTCGGAAGATGAGTCATCAGAAGAAACACCAGAGGCTTTAGAAGTTCTTCCTAAAAAAGAAGAAACAGAAAAAAAAGAATCTAAGACAGAAGAAAAAGAACCTGTAAAAGTAGCAGCAAAAAAAGAAGTTAAAACAGCTGAAGAAAAATGAAACTTATTATAGGATGTCCAATCTATAAAAGAGATTGGATTTTGTCACAATGGATAAGATGTATAATTAAACAATCTTTAGATATGTCTAATATTGGTTTTGTTTTTGAAACTGCACCTGGAGATCTTGCAACCACTCAGGCATTACAAGCCTGGAAAAAGTTAGACCCTAGAATTCCATTATTCGTAATGAATGAAAGACCAGATGTCAATCATTATGAACATCAAAACAATGGAAGACAATGGACGCTTTCTAAATATCATAATATGATTTCGTTAAGAAACTCTATTCTTAAAACTGTTAGAGAGTATCAACCTGATTATTATTTAAGTTTAGATTCAGATATCCTATTGGAGAATCCAAATACGTTGGAACTTCTGATAGCTCACATTAGGGCTGGAGCAGATGCAGTTTCTCCATTGATGTATATGACTCCAGTAGGCAAGCAGTTTCCAAGTGTGATGACCTGGAAGAATAAAGTTGGAGAACTTGCTTATAGAGAAGGTTCTTATCCAATTGGGTCATTCTTTAAATCTGATATAATTATGGCAGCAAAAATGATGTCTAAAGATGTTTATAATAATGTCGATTATACATTTCATCAACAGGGTGAAGATCTTGGCTGGTCTGCAAACGCAGTCAAGAAAGGATTTTCACTATATAGTGCTTCTTATATATATGCTCCGCATATCATGTCTCCAGTTCATTTTTCAGAATACAAAAAAAATGGTGACAATAGAAGTTCTGAATTTTTAGAAAACCTAGTAAAAGTCTGATATAATTATATAAAATTGTTTAATGTTATAAAAACAAATTTACTATACGTATAGTTCTTAAAAATGGAGATATAAATGGCATTTAATTTCGTGGAGACCTTCAAGGTTCAACTTCCGGATTTTTCTGATGTTGATTTTAATTTCTCTGAATCAGAAAATTTAAACAAGGGCTTAATAATTGAAGTGGCTGCAATCCACGAACGGACTAACAGCAAACTACAATAACTATTCAGCTCAAGCATTAGAAGCAGCTCTCCAGTCTTGGGTTGAGCCGTATCCTAAGCCAATTATTTTAAACCACGATCTTAACTCAGAGCCAATTGGTAGAGTAATGGCCGCTAAGATGGATAAAGAAGAAGATGGTTCATCTTTTGTTCGTTTGCAGGTTGCAATTACAGATCCAGCTGCAATACAAAAGGTTCTGGATAAAAGGTATTTAACTGGATCAGTTGGTGGCAG